CGGCGAAACTCCAGCAGCCCGGCCCGGATCGAGGAGTAGTTGACCTGGGTGAGGTCGCCGGTGAGTTGCTCGTAGGTGACGCCCATGGCGGCGGCCACCGCGCGGAACTGCATGCGCAGGAACTCGGCGTAAGAGGCACCGACATCGGCCGGCTGCGAGAATTTCACGTCCTCGCCCGGTTCCAGGATCTGCAGGGTGCCAGGCTCCAATCCGGCCAGCGCGACGCCGTTGGGATCGGAGAGTCCCTCGCCCATGAGATTGTCCTCGGGGGCGAGCCGGGTGATGAAGCCGGCAAACATGGCGGCGGTTTTCTTGCGCACCAGTTCGGCGTCGTCGTACTGGTCGAGTTCGTGGAGCTTCACCAGGGCCCGGGCAAGCCACGGCTCGCCCCGGATCTGGCCGGGGCGCAGCGGGCGGAAGAGATGCAGAATCTCGGCGGCATCCACCCGCACAGTTTCCATACCGCCCGTTCCGGACATTGGCGCCAGTGCCCCATCCTCCGGGTGCGAGCGGTAAAGGTGGTAGGCCACCCGCCGCCCCAGGCGGTCGAACTCGATGCCGGCGCGAATGAGGTTGCCGTTTTCCGCCATCGTGTTCATCGTCACCGGCAAGTGTTCCGGCTCCAGCACCTGCAGTTGGAGCGCCACCGGCAGACCATCCTCCGGCCGCCGGTAACGCAGCCGCAGCAGCGCCTCGCCGCCTTCCAGCATCGCCCGACACGCCAACGCCTGCAGGCCGTAGAAATCGGTGAGCCCGGCGGTGTCGGCGCGCTCGCACCAGTCCCGCCAGAGGGCCTGAATCTCTTCGCGCAGGCCGGCGTCCTTGACCATCGACTGCGGCTTGATGCCGGTGCCCACCGCATTGGCGACGTAGGCTTCCAGGGCGGCGTTGGCCCAGGCGTTGCGGCGCACGAGATCGCGGCTCTTGGCCCGCAACTCGGTCTGGGTCGAGATCAGCGCCGCAATTGCGCCCGGGTTGCCGGGCATCCAGGCCAGTGCCCGGCGTCCGCTGCCGATACCGTCATAGGTCGCCAACGTTGGCTTCCCGCCGAACATCGCGCGGCGGAGTTTGCGGAACCAGCCCATCACAGCCCCTTATTGGTCGTGATGCGGATCTGGCGCGGAGCGCGCGGATACAAGCCGGTGGCCACGGCATCCTGGTGCATTGCCGCCTCGACCTCGGCAATTGCCTGCTTCAGTTCCTCGACGGTACGGTATTCGACCGTCTTGTCGCCGAAGCTGACGCGCTTCTCGCCCTTGGCCAGCGCATCGCGCAAGGCCTGCAACTGCGCCTCGGTGTAGGTCGGCGTGCTCATCGATAGACCACCAGATTGATTTCCGTGCTGTCGGCCAGCGACCCGGCCGCCGAGACGCAAACGATTTCCAGGGTCGTGGTGGTCTTGCCGTCGGTCGTGCTTCTCGCGGCAGCGAAATGGATGGTTTTGGTCGCCGTATCACTGCGGCTCGTCGCCACCCAGCAGTAGTCGGTATCGGCAAAAGCTGAGGCAAAAGTGATCCGGTAGCGCCCGGTCGCAAGCCGCGTGACCGTGGTGACATTGTGGGCGGCGCGCAGCTGCACCCGCCCGCCGACATAGCCGAAGTTGCCCCAGGCCCGCGCCAGCCCAGGATGGTCTGGGCGAATCAGCCCCTTGATCTCGGTGCCGATGCGGGTGGCGAACGCCGACAGTTGGGCGACGAGGCTCATCCCTTACACCAGGGCGGCGTTGAAGATCGCGACGAAGTCGGTGGTGGTATCGCCAATGTCAGTGGCAGCGACCGCGCCGATGTTGTCTCGGGCTTGCGTCTGCTCGGGAACGGTCAGGGTCTGCGCGGCATCGAAGCGCACGCGCTTGTCGATGGCGGCAGTCAGCGCGGCGATGCCGGTCTGGTCGTTCTGCAGCGCCTGCTGGAGTTCCAACAGGGTGTCGAAGGCCGGGTCGGCACCGCCCAGGATGTCGGCCTTGAGGGCATCGAGCACCGAGACGATCTTCGACGACGAATAGGTGCTGGTCGTGGCGACCGTCGCGTCGTCAATGGCCACCGCCGCGAGGATGGCAGCCTTCAATTCGTTGATCGCCGCGACCAGGCTCGACTTGTCGGTGGTGGTCAGCGCGGTCAGCGTGCCGGTGCGCCCCTTGACGGTATTGAATTCCTCGGCGACGCGCAGGACGAAGCTGTTGAGTTGGGTTTGCAGACTCATGGTAGGGTTCTCCAGGGATGGTGATCAGCTGAACCAGCGACTGCGAATCACGCGCCGGCCCGTTCTTGGGGTTCCAGAAACAGCGAGGCCACCTCGTGGGGTGGCCTCAGTGGGTTGCTCGACTTGAGGATCGGGGTTGCCGGGCGGCGAGAGTCCGAGTTGTCGTTCCAGTTCGCGCCAGTGCCTTTCCTCGAAGCGGTCGAGGCCGGCAGCACTCGCCGCCGCGCGGGCATACACGTAGCAGTCCAGCGCTTCGTTCCTCTCGCGCATCTTCTGCCACTCGCGGATGGCGAAGCCGTTGCGGTCGCGGCGGGTAATCAGCTGCTCGGCGCAGAGCTGCTGGACGAACTCGGCATCGACCTTCGGCAGATGCACGAAGCCGGTGGGGTAGTGCAGCGTGACGCCGTCCTCCAGTACATCCGCGCTCTTCCTCAGGTTGTTGTAGAACTCCAGCTTGGCGATGCCGACCGCGACCGAGAACACCTTGATGCCGCGCCGCAGCTTCTTGCCACCCTGGGAGAGGTCGACCGCCGTCGGCGTGCCCACCAGGGCCGCGCCCTTGGGTACGCCCTTGACCGCCATCACGCGGGGATCGCGTGCCAGGCGCACGAAGGTGTAGGCCTCCTGGGTGGCGAAGCCGGTGTCCAGGGCGAACCGGGCGAGCGGCACCAGCGCTCCCGATTCGTGCGTCCAGGTCTCGGCGATCAGTTCGGCCAGCCGCTTCCACACCGCATCGCGGGCGCCACTGTCAAAAACTTGGCCCATCAGGACGCGGTGCTCGACGAGCCAGGACTCTTTGCCACGCCCAAAGGCCCAGATCGAGGCCTCGATGCGATCTTTCTGCACGTCGGCCCCGCCGACCAGCAGCAGACCGTTGGACGGGATGCGGCCAATGGGATAGTCCTCGCGCCGCTCGATGAGCCGCTGCCAGTCGGGGGCTTCGCCTTCCTCGACCCAGGTTTCGCCCAATTCAGTATTCTTGAACGTTTTGATAGCCGCCGCCGATCCGGACTCCTTGCTCACTGCGCTCTCCCAGGCAGCGGCGATCTCCCGCCAGCTACGCCAGCCCACCGGGCTGTACAGCGACGAGAGGTGGAAGCCCGCCGTCTTGGCTCCGTTCTCGGGAGCCATTGCCCGCCATTCGCCGTGCTCCAGCATCCAGGTCTTGTGGCTCTCCGGGATCGGCTCGTCGCACGCCTCGCACACGTAGGCCGCCGTCTCCGGCCGCCCCTTGTCCCAGCGCAGTTGCTCGAAGCGCAGCCACTGCCGGTGCGAACAGTGCGGGCACGGCAGGAAATAGCGGCGCTGGTCACTGGCCTCGTACTCCCGTTCGATGCTGCTAGCGCCGGCGATGGTCGGCGTCGAAACGATGAAGATCTTGCGCCGGGCGAAAGTGCGGGTGCGCGCCTCGGCGAGCGAAATCGCATCGCCTTCGCCATCGACGTCGGACGGATAACCATCGACCTCGTCAAGGAAGAGATAGCGCACCGGCATCGAGCGCAGGCCGACGGCGCTGTTCGCGCCCGTCATCACCAGCACGCCGCCGCGAAACTCCTTCGCCAAGATCGTGTTGCCGGCATCGCGGCTGCGGGCCGGCGCGATCAGTTCGGCCAGCACCGGCGACTCCTCGATCAACGGGTCGATCCGCTGCTTGGAGTTGCGCTTGGCCATCTCCACCGTCGGCGATACCGCCATCATCGGGCCGGGGGCGTGGTGAATCACGTAGCCAATCCAGTTGTTGCCCATCTCGGTTGCACCCAGTTGCGCAGCCTTCATGAACACGATCCGCTCGACTGCCGACATCGGCGACAGGCAGTCCATGATCGCCTTCAGATACG